ACAACGGAAGATCGCCTCCATCCAACGGTTCCAGATTAAAGTATCTTCTTACCTCATTCGGTGTCATAATTCCACGATCCACGAATCCTACTAAGTTCAGCTTAGTTGACATGGAAGCAAAGGTAAGCGCGCTGGATTCAAATATAATCTTATTTCCACATCCTCTCTCCCTTCTGGAAAAGAGTTTTCTGGTATATTCATTGCTCATCTGCATTACAACAGGCTCAATGCAGGCTTCATAATAAGATATCCATTCATCCTCGTTATAGCTGGATGTTACAATCTTTTTATTGGTATTGAAAAAAGCATAAATACGTTCTGTCTGTCGATCCGTCTGAGCAGCATTTGGCACATAATCTTTATTTTCCACCTGAATGATCTCTGCCTTGGAGTCAACTGCTGCCACACCCATCTTGTTATTGGAAATGGATAAATAATTATCAGCAAACTCCTGCGCTTTTACTTTTAAATCATCATCCCGAAGGCTTGATGTGAACTTCAGCAGCCACTTAATAACTGCAGAGTTCTTGATTGCATTTCCAATCCCCTGATCGATTATTGATACCGTGTTCATCAGCTGTGTTAAGGCCTGTTGCGGTGATTCCCCAAATACGTCATTATCGAAATAATCATCCCGAAGATGAATAATATCCTCATAGGGAAATTCACTGTATTTTCCGTTGATGTAGTAGAATTTCAACATCATCTGACCGGTTGCTTTGTTCAGCTTAAATTCCACGGAAGCGCACGGAATCGGATATAATCCAATCGGTGTTCCATAAGGATCACGCAGAATCAAAACAAACGCATTTCCATTTAATGCAAGCTGGTTGGCCACTTTTTCCTGCATCATCTGACCACTCATCAGTGCATTAGGCTCTTCCAGAAGAAACCGGATAGATACAAGAGGATTTACCTCGATTTTGGTTTCCTTTTCTTTCATAGTTTCCCGGATATGTTTTGCCACACACTTACCGATTGCTTTCGTCTTGGGTTTTATGCAGGCTCTTACAATGTCCGACTGATATAATTTCCCATTCCATGAATAGAACCCTTTTCCACAGTCCTGAATCATGGTAATTACCGAGGATTTCAGATCACTATTTGAATTTTTACTGTCTGTTTTGTTGAATAATCCCATCTTATTCCTCACTTAAATCAATGACTCATATTCTTCCAGATTGTCTTCCAGAACCACGTAGGCATCCAGCAGACTTGCCATTCCGTCAATCCTTCGTGTTCCCTGATTTCCTTTGCATGGTTGAATATTGTCGTTCTTGTCCACATCCACCGAAGTGTTGGTAAGACACCACTTCAGAATTGGATTGTCATTATAAACAATTCTTTTTGCTTCCAAATCAGCCCCCAGGGACTTCATCGGAGCAGATAATGTCTTCTTTCCCTGAATCACCGGCACCATTACCGATTTTCCCAAGGCCTGTGTCATGGATTCCACAAAATAAGTGGCACTCCATGAGTCATATCCGCACTTGAAAAGATAAATATCATAAGTTTCCTGCACTTCCAGAAACCATTCTTCCACATACTTGTAATGAACCTTATTACCCGGACAGGTCCTCAATAATCCCCCGTCTCTCCAGACATCATACGAGATCTTATCTTCCCGTACTCTCTTTTCAAGTAGGTCTTCCGGAAGCCAGTACATCTGCAATACATAAATCTTGTCAGAACCCGGCACCTTGAAAATGACCGTTGCACAGGTAAGGTCTGTTGTGCTGGATAAGTCGCAGCCCCCGATTCCATATCTTGGTTTCAGTTCCTGAATATCAAAGCATTCCCTGTTATCCAGCTGTTCAAAGGTAAGCCATGCTTCCGAAGAAGTTTCCCGTATGTTAAACTCCTTACATACAAGATTCTTTACAAGAGCCGGATTCTGCTTTGCCTTCTCTACCTTTGCCCGTAATGCAGATTTATTCTTAATGGTTCCAAGTCCCGGATTTGCCTTTTTCCAGCACTTTTCATCCGTCCATTCCTTCCGGTTATCCAACTCATAGATCAATACAAGCAAATGTTCATCATGATAACCATTTGGATCAAAGAATCCATTGACCTGACGTTCTGCCTCGTCATACTTTTGATCGTAAATATCTCCCCTCACGGTTCCGGCCGTAGAAGTGACCAATATCATCGGCTGCTCACGTGCAGTAACACCGTCTGCCATAATGTCATAAAGTGCCCTTCCATTCTTCCACTGGTGGATCTCATCCATGAGACATCCATGAACATTCAGACCATCCATTGTGTCTGAATCAGAAGCTAACGGTTTAAAGGAACCTTCATTGAAATCTTCTGACGAAAGCTCCGATACTAATGGCTTAATTCTTCTCAGTAAAGACGGACTTTTCTTTACCATTCGCTTTGACTCCTGCCAGATGATCTTCGCCTGATCCCTCTTAGTTGCCACAGCATATATTTCCGGTCCAGGCTCTCCATCTCCAACAAGCAGATAAAGGCCTACCCCGGATGCAATCAGAGATTTTCCGTTCTTTTTTCCCACAATCAGGACAACCTCTCTGTATTTTCGCAAACCATTGATATCCACAAAGCCAAACGCTGCGGACAGCATTGCCTTCTCCCACAGTTCCAGGACAACTCTCTTTCCACCCTGTTTTCCCTTGGAATGTCTGCAATAATTTTCAAAGAATTCAATAATATGGTTTGCTCTTTTACTCGAATAAAAGTACTCTCCCGGATGATCCAGATCGTAAATCAGCTTTTTATACTGCAGATATACTTTTCGGCTAACTACCTCTTCCCCGGACTCTATTTTTTTCCAGTAGTTACGAATTGGATTGTAATCATCCGGATATTTCACCCATTTCATTCATCATCCCGCTGCCAGACGAAATCATCAAAGCCGTCATCGTCTGATCCTGTCTTTGGCAGGGTCTTAGGCAGGCAGTCCAGTAAAATCTTCATGGCCTGCGTGCTTTTCTGGGACAGCTGCAGATATGTTTGCGCATCCGGGCTCTGCTTCTCTCCCCATTGGTCTTTTCCGTTCTGGTATTCAATGGTTACCCCGTTTTCAATGATCGATTCCCGCAAATCTTCCATCGTAATATTCATGAATGCAATATCATGAATTGTAGAAATTACCAGGTTTTTCTTATTCGGATCAATGTCTTTGAAGATCTTTTTAAGGCGGGTTATCTCCCTTTTGATCCTCTTTTGTTTTTCCAGATAATCCGCATTTTCAGCGGCTTCTTCTACTTCTTTTACCCTCTTCCGGTCTGCCATAACCACACCCCCCTAATGCGCGACCTGTGTTTTAAACGAATCTGGGCTGTCGGTCTTTTCAATCCAAATCACCATGGGCTCTTACGGGGGGAGTCTACGTCCCGCAAGCTGATCGGCTGCCCAGTATCATCAAAGATGCAAAGCGGTTTTACTCTGCCATGCCCTACTCCATGACCTTCATATTGATCATGACACGCCTTGCATACATACATCATGTTCCTATGGTTCAATGCGATCTCCGCATCGTGTATGTTATCTTCTGTCAGCGTGATCTTGTGATGCACTATATAACCCTGCTCCTGGTTGCACTCCATACACACTCCTCCATCAATCCTCAATCGTTCCTGAATGAATGAGTCGCGGCATCTTTTCCACGCTTTGGAATTGTAAAATTTCTTTGCAAATTCTTTTGCCATTTTCACATAATAAAAGGGCCAAACCGCACAGGTTAAGCCCTTCATTCCCTCGTTTTCAATTTATCACACTACCAATATAGCACAGTCAATGACGCAAAATCGTGCCATCTTTATTCTATCTTTCCTATGTACCTTCCCACACGCTCAATCATTCGATACACGATTCTCTTCATCTGTCTCTCTGAATATCCTGTATTTCCCATTTTCAAGTATGGTATCTTCTTCGCCTTATTAGACCAGAAGCGTGTCTTAATAATTCTCTGTTCTGTCTCTGTCAGAGAATTATACGCCATCTCCACTCCCTCAACCTCTTTCTTCAGTTGCTTATAGTATTCTGACGTAGCCAGCTTTAATGCCTTTGCTTCCGTACATGACTGCGGTTTAGAATAGTCCTCCTGCATCTCCCCGGTAAATTCCGGCTTACAACTGGCTTCCACAATCTCTCTCGTATAATCTTCCAGCTTTCTCTTGTTTTCCGGATACATCTGAATCACAATCTCAATCGTTCTCCAGATCTTATTATTCATTCTTGAATACATGACATCCTCCTTCTCATCAAACACTCGCAACGTATTTATTAAAAATGTCTACCGTATGCTGCTTTCCCATGTATGTATAGAATCTTCCGGCTGTACTGCGCTCTTTATGTC